TATCCTCGGCTGGTACAAATTTAGAAACTGCCCTTTGCTTAGTCTCGTCAAAATATACTTTCTTAAAGGTAGAACCAGTTAAGGGCAGATAAAATAACATTTGATCAGTGTCAGGATCATACTCCTCCATGATCTCAGTAATCTGATAATTCATAAAATCTTCAACACGTTGAGCTTGTGCTTCAGTTTCTTGCGTAGGTGTTCCCAGCACTTGAGCTTTTACAGGACCGCCACTTGGTAACATCTCTTTATAACTCTGTGATTGAAACTGCGTAACCGCTTCTGATAGTAACGGATGAGTTACACCGCTCGCCCCTAAAAATGGTTCACTTCGATCCTCATAGTTTATTCCAAGTAACCCTAGTCCCTTGGAAATGGCTTCTTCCCAATCTTCTCTTGATTCCAAATCCTCACGGAACTTGGATTGTATGTCAGATGATAATTCTCCCAAAACTGAATCGTCAAGAACCTCTGCGAGATTGGCTCCATGATCATAAGGCTCGGCTTCAATCTCTACTCCCTCTTCTCCAGCTAATTCAATTCCTTCTGGTAACTCGTCAGTGGTCGATGGTATTTCGATATCCAGACTATCTTCCTCTGGCATCATACTTCCACCACTGCCCATTGACTGTTCGACCATTCCTGCTATTTGTCTAGGTTCCGCCATTATGTTATCCTCGTTGTTTTCTTCTTGTTAGGAAGCATCCGATCCGAAAATCGATTAGTAACGCTTTTACCCTTAATTTTTTTTATGGGTTTTTTCTTAGCCATTAATAATACTCTCTTGCTCTACGAGGAAACCAATCTTCTGGAATCTCCTCACCTTGTAAACTAATAAACCCGCCTTGTCTAAATCTCATTATAGCCATCGTCATACTATCACAATAATCATCATGATCGCCATTAGGAAATGAAGCAACTTCTTCTATAACCTCGTCAGCAAACTTCTCATCAGGATACCACACTTTTCCCGACTCGAAAATAGGGGACACAATATGCATCCTTGTCGTTTTATCCAAGTTACCCCCTCGCCTTCTTCCAGGGCTAAATGTGGCAACCGGTAAATTAATTAATCTTAACTCATCCGCTAACGGTTGACCAGAGGCTTTTGCCTCAATCAAAATCATGTCAGGTTCCCAGTATTCGTTTTGCTCAACAGCGATTTCTTTTAATTCTGGAAAATTCCACCGCCCCTTTAACGCATCAAGTAATATAATATGCTGCTCACCATTTTCCTTTGGTTCAAATATACCCCACGTTGTAATAGCAGAATAATCAGCTGTCTCTTTTTTACTGTAAGCCGTATCATAAGATTGTACAATATAATCAAGCCTCGGAATTTTTTCTTTCTCCCATAACTGCCACCACTCACGCTTAATCATAGCGACTTCGTCAGATGTGGGATCTTGTTGCCACTGTGCATTCCACTTGCCGGGGGACAGTGAAGCCTTGACCTTTAATAATTCATCCTTATTCCAGAACTCATGCCATAATGGTTCCCCCGATGGTAGGATTGCAGGAAACTCGACCACTTCCCATTGATCTGCCATAGTGTCTTTTGCCTGTGCAGCCAATAAACGACCCGTCAAATCTTTTTTTGACCATCTGGTTTGTACAATTATTATGGTACCCCCCGGTTGTAATCTCTGACGAGGACCAGAAGTATACCATTCGTAGGCATTATCATAAGCGTTTGCGGACAACGCATCTTGTTCCGAGTGCGGATCATCAATAATTAATAAATCAGCACCACGACCTGTCATTGCAGCACCCACCCCTGCAGCGAAATATTCCCCACCGGCACTGGTCTCCCAACGACCTGCAGCCTGGCTATCCTGTTTCAAGTCCGTGTTTGGGAAAATCTCTGAATAAATGGGATCAGCGATCAAATCACGAACCTTCCTACCAAATCTTACAGCAAGTTCAGTGTTCATGGTAGCCTGTATTATTTTTAATTTTGGATTACGCCCCAAAAACCAAGAGGGCATTAAATAAGAAGCAAATTCAGACTTAGAATGACGGGGGGGCATGTTTACAATAAGTCGTTTCAGTTTACCTTCGGCTATGGCTTCCAATTTTTCAGCTATGATTCCGTGATGCCTACCTTCTATAAACCCTTCATACACATGTTTTGCATAGTACATAAATTTATCACGGGCTATCTCACGAGTTTCTAATCTGTTCTTTTGCTCTTCCAGTAACAGGAGTTCTTTAAGAACCTCATCTGGCAATGACTCTAAATTTTTTGACATGTTGGAACGATAATACATTTGAATGAATTTATCAACCAAACTTATTACACCTATGCCATACATGTGTGCCCCCCTTATATGTGGGGTGGGGGGTCTATAGTAGTTAATAGCTGATATGGAATATCACATAGTAACCCTAGAAACGGTCATAGTTAACATGTTAACTATTAACATGTTAAGTTAATAGTTTTAATTACTTGCAATTACTTGTTGACTTCTATTTATATATTGATTAATATAATTATATTAACAACAAAGAAGAGGAAAACAAAATGTTAAGTAAAACTTTTAAGAAGACAATCCAATATAGTTTAGAAGACGTTAACTTTAAGACTATAAGAGAAGAGTATATTGCTATCGAGGCTTGCTCTAAAATGTTTAGCGATAGACTTAAACAATTAAAGAAGAGTATTAAAGAAGATATCGCAGAACATCATGAAGACTTTTACTTAGTCGAGTCAGATGTTAAAGAGCATATCGTTAAGGCTCATACTAGAACATCACTTAAATTAATAGCTAAGTAATCAATCGAGGTGCTGAGTTATTCAGCACCTCATAACATCGAAGAGGAAAACAAAATGAGTAATAAAATAGATATAACACCATCATGGGAGACAGCAGGAGAAATTCTTATAATGGCTTTACAAAATAAGAAACTAGATAAAAAAGGTTTTGATAATGTATTTGCGAATATAAGAGATATGGCGAGTAAAATGGATTTAGCAAACAGCATAATAAGAAAATTAAAAGAGGAGAAGAATAATGAGAAGTAAATTAACATATAAAGAGATCGAGCATCAAGACAAAACTGGTGACAGAATAACGGGAGCAATATGTTTTGTGTTTGGTCTGTTATTCACATATGTTGCATGGACAATTGGAATACCTTTAGTGAATGATCTATATGAATTGTCAGCCGTTGCATTATTTGGATCAATAGGTATAACAGTATCGTTATGTGGTTTAGCTTTAATCTGGAGGAATAGGAATGTCTAAGAAACTAAGAATACAAAAACAATCTAATAACTTTTACAAGTTTGGAAAGTATACAAACCTAACAGAAGAAGAGGCTATAAAAAAACAAAAGAAATATATCATAATGGTTGATCAATTGTTTACTGGAAAAGAAATAGCTAGAACATACTAAACACTTTCCTCGAAGAAAAAACCCAGCTTACGAGCTGGGTTTTTTTGTGCCTGGGTTTTTCATAAACGGTCATGGATCGCAGGACGCAGGGAACACATCAATAAAAATTAGTTAACATGTTAACGACCAAACGGTCATGACCTTCGGTCATAGCTATTGATACGGTCACGCCATGAAAATTTTGTCAAGAGAAAAGTGCTTAACATGTTAAGGATAATTCCTGGAACTAGTTAACATGTTAAGTCAATAATTGTTGTGTTTTGTTGTAACTATGATACTGTTAATTAAATCAATGAAGAGGAAAAAATTATGAAATTATTAGATACAAAACAAAGTAATACCAAAGTTAGAAAATCTTTAAAATATAGCAATTGGAAAGGTATTAATCCAGAAAATACAGATTTTGCTAGTTTATCATTAATGCCAGATTACAAAATTTGTGGAGGTTCTAAAAGTGCAGGATGCATGGATTTGTGCTTAAAAGGATCTGGATTTGCTAAAATTTTTAATTCTGTAAATGTCGCCAGACAAAACAAAACAAATTATTTATTAAATGATAAAGAAAATTTTATGAACCAATTAGATAAAGAGTTATCTAACTATGATAAAAAATGTATTAAAAATAATAAAAAAGGTTTTGTTAGATTAAATACAATTAGTGATTATCCATTTTATAAAACAGGCTTAATGGAAAAAAACAATGATCTAGAATTCATTGATTATACAAAAATAGCTAAAAGATTATTTGAAAACTTGCCAAGTAATTATCATTTAATATTTTCATTTTCTGGACGTGCTCAATATGAAAACCAAGTTAAACTAGCATTAAAAACAAACTTTCCTATATCTGTAGTTTTTTACGATACCTTTCCAGAAACATTTTTAGGACGTGAAGTTATTGACGGCGACAAATCAGACCTTAACAATGCATTATCATTTAATAAAATAGTTGGTTTAACATTTAAAAAAATTGATAAAGAAATATTTAATGAATTTAAAGATAATGATTTCATTGTTTACAATCATCAATTAGATTTTTATAATAAAAAATTCTTAAATTAATTGACAAATAATCTAGATCATGATTTTATGATATAGATTTTATTTACAGGTAATAAAATCTCACTCAATAAATCTGAAGGTATCCTCCCCACCTTCAGATTTTTTTTGTCAAAAATCTACGGTCATGGATCGCAGGTCGCAGGTCGCAGGTCGCAGGTCGCAGGATTTTCTCAAAAACCTACGGTCATGGATCGCAGGTCGCAGGATTGCTGCTTAACATGTTAACTATTAATTATTAGGGGCAAGTCGCAGGATGTGGTATAATATTTGGTCAAAATTTTTGCCTTGATATAGGCTTTTTGCCACCAAACCATCAGATGATAATTCCATTGCCCTAAAACCTTCAAATAAATATAGGTCAGAGGTCAAGAGGTGCTTTACCAAGAAGAAAGATAACCCTTTTGCACGAGAATGCGACAGATTCCAAGCAATTTGAGAAGGTCGGACTAAAACTCGGTTGTTTTTTGTTGTTTTTAACTCAACAAATACAGATAAACCATTATGACATAAATAAGTGTCGGGTGTTCCACTTGATGCAATGGATTCAATACGTTGATAATGAGTTTTTTTAGGTAGTTTTAACTTAAAAAGTTTAGCTAAATTTTTCTCTGGTGTTGCCATAAGCTACTATAGGGTTTTTCACTACAGGATTCAATAATTATTGAAAAAACAGTCTACGATGCTCAGTAATGATTTCAAAGTGTGCAAACGTGCATAAAGTGTGCAAAAACTTTGTTGCCTAATAAGGCTTTGAAGTATGTTTGCACGTTTGCACGTTTGCACACCTATTTACTCAAATATTTTTAAGAAGTAAATCCCATTGGGAAAACTCCTTATATAGGTAAATTCCAGGTAGTTAACATGTTAAGTCAATAGTTTAGATAAGTTGCAATTAATTGTTTACTTATGATTTATTGTCATTATTATGATTATAGAAGATAAATTAATTGAAGAGGAAAATCATGAAACATATAAATAGAGACTACTCAGAGAATCCATATATTGATCCTAAAAATACTCATCCATCAATTACTTTAGATGTAGCAATTCCACACACATGGGAATCTGTATCTTATAGCAATGATGTTTGTCCTAGTTTTACAATCAAGAATTTACAGATATTTATTTGTGATGAAGAAACAAAAAAACTAGAACAATTAGATACAAAATATTCAATCATGTATCAAGATGATTATGGATGTACTTATGATTCATTATTAAACACAGATGATTGGAGCGAGGTTTTATTATTCGTACAACTTCATAAGTTTGAGGAGTATGTATAATGGTCAATGGTCGAGCGACAATGAACAACCTTCGGTCATCATGTGTGACATTACAATACACATGTGAAGATTGTGCAGGATATGGCAATCAGCCGATAAGTGAAGAAGAGGTGGTTACATGTCCAACCTGCAATGGTGCAGGATGGACGGATTTACCTAACAATCAAGATTTAACAATTAAAATAGTAAGGGGATTATAATGGAAGATTTTGAAAGCACATACATAGGTCATCTTTGGAATTTATTACTAAGCAATGACAAGAGATCATTCAATGAATATTTTTCAGAGGAGCATGGAATCACTCTTGATGATGACATTACTAATGATCAAATGAGATTCTTAGCAAAAAAATTGATGGGATTAGACATTAAAAAACTAAGAGAAGTAGATTCAATAGATAGAGAAATGGAGTAAGAAAATGAAACTTAATTTTGAAAACGGCAACTTTGATGTTGAAATAATTGGAAGTCATGGTCAAGGAACAATTGATGCGACATATGCAGAACTAAAACATTGTTTTGGAAATCCTAAAGGCAGTCACGATGATCACAAATGTGATGTTGAATGGAATATAAAATTTGCAGATGGAACGATAGCTTGCATTTACAATTGGAAGAACGGCTTGAATTATTGTGGTGTTGAAGATGGATTACGACTTAGTCAAATGACCTCGTTTAGTGTCGGTGGATTCAATGAAAATGCCGTCAAGTTTGTAAAGGCAATTGTCAATGATCATCAGTTAGAAAAAGAATTATCAATGCAAGGTGCTAATGAAGAATGGGTAGTTTTAAACAAAACAAATCTAAGAGTTGATGTTAGTTATATCATCGAGAGATTAGAGGGAGTTTTAGATTCTGATTGTATCGGTGCAGGAACTGAAGAGTTACTTGAAGAATTGCAGGAGAATAATAAAAACCATAAGGAGAAACATAATGCTTAAAATAAAAATTCCTAAGAAACAATTTGAGACATTACAAGCTGAAATAGCATCATCGTTAATGGAGAATGAACTCGGAGAAGGATTAAGTTTTTATATTGATAATGATTTATACGATGGAACATTTAATCCATTACCTCCACTAAACAAAGATGGTCAAGCTATTTATAAAACGTGGAGTGATGAATCAGAATTAATTTTAACAAGCAATGGATTGGAGAAAGATAATGGAAATTAAAGTTGATGATTCTGTTTTTGTCTCAAGAGGAGATGAAAATGTTGGTACATTTAAATACATGGATGATGCTTTATATTTTTTCGATTGGTTTTCTAAAGAATGGGAAGAGTATGATTATAGCTTTAACATTTTAACTAAAAAAGAAATGAAACAACTTAAACAAAAATTGAAGGGAGAAAAATAATGGGTAGATATTACACAGGAGATATAGAAGGCAAGTTTATGTTTGGAGTTCAAAGTTCAGATGATGCAGATTTCTTTGGAGTGGAGGGAGATGCAAGGTTCTTAAATTATTCTTATAGTGAAGAAGACTTACCTAAAGTTGAAGAGGGTGTCAAAGAATGTGAAGGAGTCTTAGGAGAATACTTAAAACATATTGATCAGTTCTTTAAAGAGAATGATAGTTTTAATAGTGAAAGATTAGCTAAGTATTTAAGTAATGTACTAGATAAAAATGTTACTGAAGAAAACGTAAGGTTTAATCTAGAATGGTATGCAAGATTAGAACTTGGAAGAGAGATCAGAGATTGCATAAAAGAAAATGATGAATGTAATTTTGAGGCTGAACTATAGGGAGAATTTAGATGGGCGAGTATGAATGTTGGGATTGCGATGAGAAATTTCATTTAGAAGAACCACCATACGATGGTCGGGAAATATGTGACGAATGTAGAAAGGAGTATAAAAATGGAGATGATAACTAAAGAAAGATCATATGATCTGCTTGAATTAAGTGAGTTGGAATTGAATGTCATACAATGTGCTATGTCGAGATATCAAATATCACTAACAGAACAAGTAAACAAAAGAGGTTACATAGAAGAACGATTGGGTCTTGTTGAAGACATGGTAATTAAATTAGATTTTGAGGAGGAAGTAAATGAGTAAAAGATATTGTAAAGCAGATTTTGTTGACGAGATGATACTTAAATCAGACGTTACAGATGAACTAAACAGAATGATTTCAGAAGGAGAATTAACAAAGACTTCGGTCATCGTAGAAGTAAAAGATGGTGCTTGTATAGGTGTACATAATCTTGTCGATGGACATTTTCTATTTGATTGGGATGACATTGAAGAAGAAGGTAATACAGAATTCCAGGAAAAATTATTTAAAGCAATGATGGAGAGATTAGATGAAAAGGTATAATGTAATAAGTTGTTTTGATGGCTTGAGTGGTGGTCAATTGGCAATGGGCAGGGCAGGATTGTCAATTAACAATTACTATGCTTGTGAGATTGACAAGTATGCCATGCAAGTAACTAGAGAAAATTTCCCTGATACAATTGAAATAGGAGATGTAACAAGGTTTACTAGAGAAATGTTTAGGGAAGAATACTTAAAAGAAAACCCTATTGATTTGTTAATGGGTGGGAGTCCATGTCAGGGATTTTCATTTGCAGGAAAGAATCTAAACTTCGATGATCCTAGATCCAAATTGTTTTTTGAATTTGTAAGGATCAAGGAAGAATTTAAACCAAAATATTTCTTACTTGAAAATGTTAAGATGAAGAAGGAATCTCAAGACATTATCAGTAAGTACATGGGTGTTGAACCTATTGAGATTAACAGTAGTTTAGTATCAGCACAAAATCGCAAGAGATTATATTGGACGAACATACCTTTTGATATGCCTATCGAAGATAAGGGATTGGTATTGAGGGATATACTTGAACCCGAAGAGAATATTGAACCTAAGTATCTTGCAGGGAATAAGTTAATAATAAATTATAGAGGTGGAAATCAATTGAATCCTAACTATAAATCTCAAGCCAATACAATTCATGATAAATCTAAAAAGAGTCCGTGTGTATGTGCAGGAACTCATGGTTATGCAATTGGATATGTCGAAGGATGTGTTCAAGTTGGAGAAGCTGATTTAAATGGTCATGACATACTTAAAAGAGTTTACTCGGTGGATGCAAAGTCTCCGACTGTAAATGCCTGTACAGGTGGCAACAGAGAGCCTAAAATAATGAGAGCAGGTTCTATTATAAATAGAAAGATCAATCCTTTGACAGGTAAGAGGGATGACTACAATCCAAACATCAAAGCAAAGGCAAGAATAGAAGTCAGAGCAGACGATAAGACAGGTTGTCTTACAACTGTTCAGAAAGATAATGTTGTTGTCCATGAAGAGCAGAGATATTGGAGAAAGCTTACACCTCTTGAGTGTGAGAGATTACAAACTTTACCTGATAATTACACAGACTCTGTATCGAATACACAGAGATATAAAATGATTGGCAATGGTTGGACTGTGGATGTCATTGCACATATTTTGAAAGGAATAAAATAATGAGTGATAAATTACATAAGATTAAAACATTTCAGTTTAAGGCTAAAGACATTGAGTTAAAAGCTATTAAACATTATGCATCAATGAGCGAAGAAACATATTGTTACGAGGCGAATCTATACGTCTTAGATGTAAAGGTAGGTCGAGTATCCAATCGAGGTCATGGAGGTGGCGATGATTGGGATGGCGATGGGAAAGGTTTGAATTATTCATGGTTATCTGAATTAGAGATATGGTGTAAGAAAACTTTACCTAAATGGCATAGTAAATGGGATGATTCATGGAATCAACAAAGCTTTGAGGTATGGTGTCATGGACAGGTGGAAAAGCATATTGATGAAAAGGAATTCAATAAGGCTATGAAGAAAACTTTATTCATTGATCCTTCTCAGCCTAAATCTATATCTTATTTCAAAGCAAAACCAACCAAAGAAAACTTAGACGTTTTAAAGAAAAGAAATCCTAAATATATTTTCTTACATGACATGATTAAAGCACAAGCCTTCAAAACATTTATGGAGAATGCAGGATGACAAACCCATTAGAAGAGAAAAGAAGAGGTTACTTAAACTTCTTCAAGGATGGTGTAGCCGATGCATTGCTCGATGGAGTAATAGATGACAACAAGCGATCTTCTGCTTACTATAAACAAGGGTATGATTTTGGATTAACAATGTGGAGTCGTATCCTGGAAAACGGCAATGGAAAGGAGTCGCAGGACAATGGACAATGAACAAAAGGAAACTCAATTGGAACATGATCCTCTTATTAGAGAAGAAATTTCATGGCAAACGGCAGTCACTAAAGTTGAGTCAGTTATAAATGATGTATGCTTGGAGTATGATAAGGACGGACATCCTTATTACTCTGAAGCATTAAGAAAATATTGGCGAAGAATATTAAAGGGTTAATTATGATTAGAATAAAAAGAACAAGAGAAGAGATCAATGCAAGCATAAAAGATAGGTCTTGTTGTCATCTGTGTGGAAAAAAACTTAGAACAGTTAGTGTACTAAGAACTTCTGATAAGGCTTGCTCTTCGTGTAGAACAGAGGGTAAGTCAAAGAAAGCAGGTATAGCAAGAGACCACAAAGAACTAAAGGCTAAAAAGATAGAACCTAGTGAGGATGAAATGTCATTTGAGGATGATCCGAGAGCTTTAAAAGAGCAAGACGATCAACGATATATTTCTAAACCGACAGAGCATATATCTCATGGCACATCTGCATTAGTTGATATGATGTCTCCGAGTAGCTACTATTCTAAGCTTTATGGATTGTCAAAACATGGCACTAGATATTCATATAGAAAAGGGGGGAAGAAGAAATGAATTGTATCAAATGTAATAGCACTACGTCTGTTGTGGATAGCAGACCACAGGAATCATCTGCGATAAAAAGAAGACGTAAGTGTGGTGCATGTGGTTACAGATTTAATACAATAGAACAAGTCTTAACAGAAACGGTCATTGTAAAAGAAGTGGTAAAAGAAACAGTAAGAATAAATAAACCTAAAATTAAACCTATTGACCCATTCAAAGATGATGCATATTTAGAATCATTGAGCGATGCCGAACTTGAAGCTTTAATAGGAGATGATAATTTTGGAGAAGAAAATGAAAGTTATTGATAAAATAATAAAGCACTATGAGCAAGAAGCACTTGATTTTGCTTTAGGAGGTTCTGATAAAGAAGCAGAAAAAGCAAAAAGAATGGCTTCCAAATATACCGAAATGAAATATAATGGGCATACACACTCATTAAGAATGGAGATAAAAAACAAATGGGAAAAGAAATAAATTACGAATGGACAAAAGAAGTACAGGAAAGAAACGAAGCTTCTAAAGAATTGTTTTCTCATTGTGCACCTCGTTGTCCGAGATGCCAAGGAGTTCTATCAACAATGGAAGTGCATGGACATGAACAATGCGTTCTTTGTCATGCCGTGATAGAAGATTGTTGTCAAGGAGCACCACAAAAATGAGTGACAATGTTATACAATTAGATAAAATAAAGAGAACAAAAGACCCTGTTAAAAATGTTTGCGAGATGGCTGCGAAAGAATTTAACGATTTAGTTATCATAGGTGAGGATAAAAATGGTAAGATTCAAATGATTACAACTATTGCAGAACCCGCTGATTTAATATGGTTTTTAAAAGTTTGTGAGCATGGAATATTATCAAGAGGAGTGGAGGAGGAAGAAGATGAGTGAAGATATACAATTAGACGCAACTGCCTGTTTAGAAGAAGTAGTCTCTTACATAAGAGGAGACACTAACCTTAGAGAAGCTACGTCAGCTTTATATAGATTAGGAATGGATAAGAAAAGTGCAGGTAAAGTTCTCAGAGATACACCTAGAAGTAACGTCTACGACTTTCAGACAAAATCCCAACTTGGCTCTGATTCAAGCTGAGAGAATGTGGGAAATATCTAAGCCAATTGAGATAATAAGTTTCATGTGTGGCTTAGATGAAAAAGTTATAAGAATGTTAGCAACAGGTTTAGAGTGGAAGAGGGTAAAGAAAGATTGGTGGGAAGTTAGATGGTATGGTTCTTGGTTAACTACTGAGGAGATGAACCAACTTCCAGAATCTAATTTTGGAGATTATAATATAGTACCTCCAGAAGAAGATGGACTACCTTTTAAGGGAAGTAAATATCTGTCTGATCAATCAGCTAGTTCTAGTTTAGATTGGATCAACATAACATATAAGTAAGGGGAAGCAAATGAAATTCAAATACAAAACAAAACCATATAAACATCAAGAAGATGCTTTAGAAAAAAGTTATAATAAAAAGAACTATGCCTATTTCATGGAGATGGGTTGTGGTAAATCAAAAGTATTACTTGATAACATTGCATGGTTATACATAAAAAAAGAAATAGATACTGCTATAATTGTTGCACCAAAGGGTGTGTATAGAAATTGGGAAGTATCAGAAATACCAACACACTTCTTAGATGAGATCGATAAAGATGTTTACATATGGAATTCATCTCCTAATAAATCTCAAGAAAAAGAATTGGTGCGAGGAACTCAAGATAGAACAAAACTTAGAATACTATTAATTAATGTAGAAGGTTTTGCTACACCTAAAGTTAAAAAATATATACATGCTTTTACACAGAACTGTAAGTTTATGTTAGCCGTGGACGAGTCAACTACCATTAAGAATCTTAAAGCTAAGAGGACGAAAGCTTTAATTGCTTTTGGACAAAAGGCATCATACAAAAGAATATTAACAGGCTCTCCTGTAACTAAGTCTCCATTAGATTTGTTTTCTCAATGCTCATTCATGAGTAATCAATTGTTAGGGTTTGCATCTTACTTTGCCTTTCAAGGTAGGTATGCGGTAACGAGAACTCAACAGATGGGTGCTCATTCTTTTCAACAGATCATTGGTTATAGAAACCTGGAAGAATTATCTAATAAACTAAATAATTTTTCTTTCAGAGTTACAAAAGATCAAGCCTTAGATTTACCTGATAAGATATACACAACAAGAGAAGTAAGTCTTTCGACAGAACAACTACAACATTACACTTCATTAAAGAAAAATGCCGTGACAATGATCGATGATGAATTGATATCAGCTACGGAAGTAATGACACAGTTACTTCGACTGCAACAGGTTTTATGTGGATATCTGAAGACGGATGATGGAAACATTATTGATATAAAGAATAATCGTATGGATGCTTTGTTTGAAACGATAGAAGAAATGGATGGCAAGGTAATTATTTGGTCAAGGTTTAGAAAAGACATAATAAGTATTGCTGCTAAACTTGCCAAAAAATACGGTCATGGATCGGTGGTTAGTTTTTTCGGAGACACTTCGGATTCAGATAGAAAAGATGCCGTTAAAAACTTTCAATTTGGAGATGCACGATTCTTTGTAGCTAATCCACAAACGGCAGGGTTCGGGTTAACTTTGACCGCAGCAACAAATGTTATTTATTACGCAAACGATTTTAATTTAGAGACAAGAGTACAGTCGGAGGACAGGTGTCATAGGATAGGACAGAATAAATCTGTGACGTATGTTGATTTACTTTGTCGAGGGACAATTGATGAATACATTGTAAAATCTTTAAAGGCTAAGATTAATCTGGCGAGTGCGTCATTGAACGAAGAAGTGAGGAAGTGGTTGGATCTGTCTCCGAAAAAGGTTTAGTGGAAAATTGATGTGGATGTAGCTCAACTCGTTTTGTTTCTATATCCACATAAAGAAGCCTGATACCTAAACTTAATTG